AAAACCATCATCGACAAATTTACGGCCACCAACACAACAGCAGGCAACGTCACGATCAGCGTCAACCTAGTGACAAGTGGCGGCACGGCTGGCGTGTCCAACCTGATTGTGGACACTCGCAGCATCGCACCCGATGAGACCTACACTTGCCCTGAGCTGGTCGGCCAAGCACTCGAACCTGGTGGCTTCATCAGCACCATTGCCAGCGCAGCCACATCACTGACCATCCGAGCATCAGGACGTGAGATCACTTGATTTACTTGTTGTAAATGTGGGACAATCTGGCCGCTGAGAAACATGCTACCAGCGGCATCCAATGAATATTGAGGTGTTTTATGGGTTTACTTAGCTCTCTTGGCGGCATTGCAGGATCAATTTTTGGTGGCCCCATCGGTGGTGCCATTGGTGGCGCATTAGGCGGCGCATTTGAAGGGCGCGAGTCTGTAGGTGCAGCCTCTCAAGTCCAGCAGCAAGCAGATCAAGGCGGCATCGACGAACAGCGCCGACAGTTTGACGCCATCCAAAAGCTATTGCAGCCCTACACGCAGGCAGGCACAGGCGCACTTGCACAACAACAGGCATTGCTTGGACTAGGCGCACCAGGATCACAACAGCAAGCCATCACAGCCCTACAAGGCAGCCCACAGTTTCAAGCCCTGCAACAGCAAGGCGAAAACGCCATCCTTCAAAACGCATCGGCCACTGGCGGATTGCGTGGTGGCAACGTGCAAGGCGCATTGGCCCAGTTCCGTCCTGCCTTGCTTTCCAGCCTCATCAATCAGCAATACGAGCGCCTTGGTGGTCTGTCATCCATCGGACAGAACGCAGCAGCCGGTGTTGGCAATGCTGGCATGTCAACCGGTACGAATATCGCAACCCTTTTGGGCAGACAAGGCCAGGCCGAAGCTGGCGGCATATTGGGCCAACAAAGCGCACTTACCAAAGGCATCGGCGAAGCATTTGGAGGAATTCAACGGGCTGGTGGTTTTGGTCAATTGTTTGGCGGCGGTGGCGGCTCAGGCTTACAAGCCCAATTTTCACAAACCCCCATCGGTTCCTCTGGCTTTGGTTCTGGTCTTGCCTACGGCAACCAAGACCTTGGCTTGAACTTTTAAAGGCGCACCATGGAACCCATCAACTACCTCGCACAAGTCGCAGATCCATTTGCTGCATCACTCAAGGGATACGCATCAGTTGACGCGATTTTGAATGCTGACGCCAAACGTGCCGAACTTGCCCGTCAGCAACAACTGCAACAACAGCAACAGCAACTAGCCATGCAGGAGCAGGCTCGATTCTTTACGAATCCGAACCCCACCATGCGCGACGCTGCACGCTACGCCTCATTGCTAACCCCAGAGCAATCCAAGGCGTTTTTGCCATTTATGGAAGGCATCAGCAAAGAGAAGCAGCAGGGCATTTTGAAATCAACAGGGCAGACCCTTTCAGCATTGCAGCTCAACCCGGAAATCGGCATCAACAAGCTCAAGCAAGACGCATTGGCGGCACGCAACAGCGGAGATATGGAGGATGCAGCTTTATTCGAGCGTTTGGCCGAAGCAGCAGCAGACCCCAAGCAGGGCAAAGCAGTTGTTTTCCAGTCTTTAGTGGCACGGACCGCAGGCATCCCAGGTGCAAAAGAGATGTTTGAGACTTTCTCCAAAGGAATGGAGACGGCACGGGAAGAAGCATTGGCCCCAGAAAAGCTCCGCGAACAAATTGCCAAAGCAGGAGAAGCCGAAAGCAGCGCCCAAAAAGCCGCCGTGGCCGCAAAGTTTGCAGAGTCCAATGCAGCCATCGACTTGCAAAAAAAGGGATGGGACATCACCAAGATTCAAAGCGACATGGACATTGCCAAGCAAAACAACCGCATCGCTGCCATGAACGCAGCCACGGCCCGTGAAGGCAACGCCTTGAAGCGCCAAGAAAACGATCTCAAGCTGCAAGAAATGATCGGCAAGCGCGATAGTGCCGTGCGCGAAAAAGTCGCAGAAATTGAAAGCGCACGCGCCGACATGGACAACTTTTTGAACACCGCCGACCGGATTCTCAAGACGCCCAAGAACATTGTCGGATCAGCCGCTGGCCCCATCTCGGCCAGGATGCCCACACTCAGCCAAGACACCGCAGACTTTGAGGCACTGGTGGAAACCTTGGGCTCGCAAGCCTTCATGGCCCAAATTCCCAAGATGAAAGGCACTGGCGCACTGTCCGAAGGTGAGGGCAAGAAACTGCAATCTTCGCTGCAAAACCTCAGCCTCTCGCAGTCACCAGAACGCTTACTCGAAAACGTCAAAGAAGCCCAGCGCCTCATAATGAAAGGCCGCGCCAATCTGGTGCGCAAGTCCGGACTGCCAGAATCTATCCCCGACACTCCAGCCGTTCAGACAAGCCCCAGTGACATTGACGCCTTGATCAAAAAGTACGGGGGCTAAATGGCAACACTCCAGCAACTCGAAACCGCGCTGCGCAACGCCGACAAGGCGGGCGACATGGAAGCAGCCCGCCGCCTGGCCCAAGCCGTAGTGCAGGCCAGAAGCGAGGCGGCCAACCAAATCCCTGGCGCAATCGTTCCTGGAACCGAGCCGCAAGCGCCAGAGCCCACAATGGGCCAGCAACTTATCGGTGCTGGTGAAACTGCTTTGACCCTTGGCACGGCTGCCACAGGCGGCACGATTGGCACAATCGGCGGCGCTCTTGGCGGCCTGGCCAGCCAGATTCTGTCCGGTCAATTTGGAACACCCCAAGCGGCCAAAGCAGTTGAACAGGCAGCAGCCGCAGGCGGCCAGGCACTTACCTACCAGCCGCGCACTCCAGTTGTCCAGGAAATGAGCCAAGCGGCCGGTCAATTCTTGGCCCAAGCCCTACCCCCTGTCTTGCCCACCATTGCAGCCCCAGGCGCTATCATGCAAGCAGCACGCACCGCAGCCCCAACCGCAGGCGCGGCCCGTCAGATCGCAGGCGCAGCAGGACAGAGGGCGGCCACAGCAACAGGCCAAGCCATCGCCAGGCCAGTGCAAGCGGCCACCACAGCCGTGCGAGAAATGGTCTCGCCTGCTGCGGCGGCTCCATTGGAGACTACGATTCCGGCAATGTCCATGAAGTCTGCGCCAGTCGAAATATTGGCCGACGCAAGTGTTCGTGCTAGGCCTTCTGCCTCACCACTTGATGCCGTGGCAACAGGAAAGCGCGACTTGGTTTTAGATGCCATCGGTATACCGACCGAGTCGCGCAGACTTGGCGCACGCACTGGCGACAAAAATCAAATCCAAACTGAAATCATGCTCAGCAAGCTGGAGGGCGCAGAACCCATGCGCCAACAGCTTGACCTTGAGTCTCAGCGCCTCGCAGAATACGCAGCGGCCATTCAGCGCGACACAGGGGGCACAGCGGGTGCAACTCCACTTGCCAGGGGAGAGGCCATCAGCGCTCCGCTTGAGGGCTACCAAAACTGGTACAACGAGCAAATCAGCAGCCTGTACAAGCAAGCCAACGAAGCGGCAGCGGGTCAAGGCGGCATTCGTTTGGATGGCCTCAAATCGTATCTAAACGAACCAGCCAACTTCAAAGGCGATGGGCGCAGCGTTGCCCGTGACATGCGAAACGAACTTGTCAGGCTTGGCGTCATGGACAAAGACGGCAACCTCACTGACATTGACGCGCCCACAGCAGAGCGCATCAGGCAAGAAGCAAACCGCCTGTTTGATCCAACCAAGCCGCAAACGAAAAACGCAGTGGCTGGCGTGAAGGATGCCATTGACCAGGACGTTTTGTCTGTTTTACCTTCAGACGTTTACAAGGACGCACGCGCCAAGCGCACACAATACCGCGAGATTTTTGAAGACCCCAAAGGGCTGGCTCAAATCCTTGACATCAGTGGGCCAGAGGGCGTAAACCGCGCTGTCGCATTGGATGTGTTGCCCGATAAGCTGGTCAACTACGCAGCCAAGAACACAGCGCAATTCAACAACATCATTCGCACGCTTGAGACACTGCCAACACCGGAACTCCAAGCACTTGGCAAGCAAGCCCTGGCCGAAGTCCGCGCCCACCTGGTTGAAAAGATGATCTCAAAGAACATCGACCCGACCGAGGCCGCATTAGGTGGTGCAGTAGTTTGGAAGGGAACAGATGACACCTTGAGCCGCCAAATGGCACCCTATCGCGGCAAAACCAAACAATTGCTTGGCGATGATCTTGCCAATCGTTTGGACACATTGCGTGTCGGTGCTCGCATCCTTCGCCCATTTGATCCAAACCCTAGTGGCACGGCAACCACTGCATTGAACTTGCAGACCGAGTTGTCTAAGAAAGCCATCAGCGCAGCTGGCGGTCTTGCAGGTGCAGGCATTGGAGCAATGACTGGGGGTCCGGCAGGGGCAGCAGGAGGAGCGATTGCAGGTGCATCAGCAGCTAAGAAGATCATTGACGTTCGTCAGCAAAAAGCCATTGAGCGAGCACTCGAGAAATCTTTGCGAGCCCAGCAAAAGCCAAATCCGCAAAAGGCAGGCTTTTGACATGAAGCCCTCAACGCATTGCCACCCGTGCAGCCTTGATCGACAATCCACCATCTAGGAGAACCCATAAATGTCCGCACTTTCGATTCAAGTCCCTTTTCCTGTCTTTGAAGGCCGTGACGGCCAGCCACTGAAAAATGGTTATGTCTGGATCGGCCAACCAAATCTGAACCCACAGACCAACCCAGTAGCGGTTTATTTCGACGCAGCCCTAACCATCCCAGCGGCCCAGCCATTACGCACACTTAACGGTTACGTCTCACGCGCAGGCACTCCTGCCCAGATCTACGTCGATGGCGTGAACTTCAGCATCTTGGTGCAAGACAGCAAAGGCTCAATGGTCTACAACTTTCCAGACGGAACGGGAATTAGTCCAAATGCTTCTGGAGTGGCATTTACTGGTTTTAAAGGACAAGTTGGTACTGTTGCAGATCTTGCAGATGATGATGGGTCAGACTGGATTGGATTTGACCAAGCAGGCACAGGATCTGTAGCAATTTCAGCGCAAGACAAAATGCGTCAAACCGTCAACCTTGACGATTTTGGTGCGGATGGTACCCAAGCCGGTGACAGCGCAGCTTTGAAAGCAGCAGTTGCTTACGCTACTACCAATTGGCTTCCTATCATTCTTCCACCCCGTCGAATTTACTGGGATGGGACAATCATTGCGCAGGATAAAGTTCGATTGTGGGGAAGCGGAATGCCTGCACTCAACAGCGGAAAAACTGCTCTTGAGGGCGGCACTATTATTCAAGGTGCGCTGTCCTTGACCGGCGATTACATTGATTTGCGTGACTTTGGTGTTGACATTGGATCAATGTCTGGTGTTGCCACAGCCGATGCAATCAAGTGCCTTGCACAACCGTACAACACAGGAAAAGTACTACATACAGAAAACCTTATCGGTCTTTGCAACAGTCCAGCATCGGCTGTTCATGCTCTGTTGCTTGAAGGATACAACCAACACACAGGCGGCAATCTGCACGGCATTTACGGCTACTTCGGTGTTGTGCTCAAAACCCGCAATGTGCAGTTGACCAATATCAAGGCCATCGATCCAAGCGACACCGGTGTGTATTTCAAGTCTGACAGCAAATACGGTCAGTGCAGCGATGTGCAGGTTGACGCAATTGAGGTTGTCGGCTCAAGTGCTGGTGCAGTTGACTATGCTGTGCGACTACAAGCAGACAGCGCACTGATGGACAACATTCAAATCGGCAAAATTAGAGCGCAGGGCCACGGCACTTCTTTGCTGGTTCAAACGCTTGATTTTGCTGGTGCGGCATTTGGATCGGCTTACATCGGCAGCATCATCAGCGAAGGTGCAACTACTGACGATGTTTTTGTCTACAACTTGAAGCCTGGAGGTCGCCTTAACAATGTTGAAATTAACTCAATCATTTCCATCAACCCGTTGGCTAAAACACTAAACTTGCTGTGTGAGTCGGGCGCAGAAATTAACGATGTTCGAATCAACAGCATTTATGCTAGTTATGCCAGCGGAGCGTCTAGTGCAGTTTTGGATGGGGCCGGTTTTATTGGGAGCGGTGTTCTTCGTTCGCAAATAGGTTCTGCTTCTCTGCTTGTAAATTACGGAACCGCATCTCTTGGCGCGTTGAATTATGCATCTCTTGGAGGCGATCATTTGCTGGGTATGCGAGTTGCGCGAGTTACTGGCCCAGGTTACCCAACACCAGGATATAGCGCTCAAACACTTTCAGGCGCAACAGCGAATGTTATTATTCCAAACAATAACGCGGGAACGCGAATAAGTTTGGTCAAGTTGACCCATGCTGCACCAATTACCATTACAACATTTAGTCTGAGTCCATTAGGCAATCAATCAATCAGCCCAGGCCACATAGTGACGTTGTTTAATGGAACGTCTAATTTGGTCACAGTTAACAACAACGGGGCAGGAAACATCCTAAACCCTGGTTACGCAAGCGTCGCTCTTGCTGAAAATGAAATACGGTCTTGGGTTTGCGGTGATGATTTTGTTTGGCGCGGAATGCCATAATTTAAGACTAAAAGGCCAAATCATGTTACCACTAACTGCCCTGCTTGATGTCGGCGGAAAGCTGATAGACAAGCTCATCCCAGACCCGAAGGCCAAGGCCATCGCTCAGATCGAACTTGCGAAGATGGCCCAGGGCGGTGAGTTGGCCAAAATGGCAAACGAAACTGATCTCTACAAGTCGGAGCAGGGCAACGTCACAGAGCGCCTAAAAGCCGATATGGGGTCAGACTCTTGGCTGTCAAAGAACATAAGGCCCATGACCCTAATAGCCATCTTGCTGGGGTACTTTACATTTGCCACAATGTCGGCCTTCGGCAAAAACGCCAATGAATCTTACGTTGAACTTCTCGGGCAGTGGGGCATGTTGATCATGTCATTCTACTTCGGTGGACGCACTCTTGAGAAAATCGTAGACATGCGGAGCAAGAAGTGAACCTGACGCCCCACTTCACCCTTCAAGAATTGATCGCCAGCGATACAGCCGAGCGCAACGGCTGGGACAACAGCCCAAATGAGCAAGAGCTGTCCAACCTCACGCGCTTGGCTGACTTTTTGGAACAGGTAAAAGTTGTTCTTCGTGGCAAGCCCATCATGATCAATTCGGCATTCAGATCCAAGAAGGTCAACGATGCCGTGGGCAGCAAAGATACCAGCCAGCACCGCCTTGGCTGCGCGGCTGATTTGAGGGTGCCAGGCATGACACCAGATCAAGTGGTCAAGGCCATCGTCGCCAGCGGTATTGGCTACGATCAGGTAATCCGCGAGTTTGACCGCTGGACACACGTCAGCATTTCCAACACCATTGACACAGCGCCCCGGAAGCAAGCGCTGATTATCGACAAAACGGGCGTAAGGGCTTATTTGTAAACGGATAAAAAGGCCAACAAGAAAGCAATCCAAAGTGTTGAAATAATCCCACCAAAAAACAGCTTCCCTAAAATCAATGTCAGCAGATCTACAGGCCCTATTTTCTTTCGGCAAACTTTAGCCGCACGTGCTGGGCAGTTCCGTCCTTGATTGCAGTCGTTATTGCACGGTGAACAGGATCCTGCTACATAGATCATTGGCTCTATTGCTGCAACTTGTTTGTCATTCATATATTCTCATTTCCCCTGATAGCGGCAACTATGTCAGGTAGATATGGGGTTTCCATATTCTCAAACATATCAGTTACTCGCTCTTCAGCTTGCTCACGTTCATCAGCACGAACAAGGGCTTCAAAGGCTTTGATGGCATCTGTGCTGCACATATAAGTGTTAATGTGTTCCTGCCAAAAACCAGCTTCACGGGCCATGTCTATCGTGTCTCTCATGTGTTCTTCTCCACCTGAGTAAACAGGGCATTGGTTGTTCGTGCCATCGCCCAAGCCATCCTGAAAGCCTCATCGACTTCAAAGCCTACGTCATTTTCATAGTCGGCAACGGTGGGCCAAGCGTAGTCGGGTGCTTGGGAACGATGCGCCCTGCCTTTCCAGTAATGGACATCACACAAATCACCTTGGTCAATGCCCTCTTTGTAAAGGTTGAACGCATAGCTTCCGCATTTGATGCACTTGTTCATGTGTTCTTCTCCTTGAGTTTGGCTTCGATGTAACGCCATGTTGAAATCATGTCTACATACTCACCGTTTGCCTCAGTAGCCCCCCCGTATGCACTACGACAATCTTCAGACCAGTAGCCCATAGCCTCAACCATCTCATCATCCGTCAGCCCAACCCATTGGTGTGCTGCGGGATGTTCTTCCAGCATGTACAACATTGTTTCCCTGCATTCATTCCAACCCGCCCGATATTGAGGGCTTTCGCTGTCATCAACGATGGCCTCTGGCACGGCTGGCTGTGCTGCAAGGGCTTGCTTGATGGCGGTGATGGCCTTATTCCAGTACTCCTCTGCCATTGGCGTCATGTTGCCGGGATGTATGCCTTCCAACGCCTCCAGCGCCAGCTTCAATGCTTCGTCTTTCATTCTTGCACTCCAAAATTAAAAGCAATCAATTGGCAGAACAGTCGATATTGCTCCAATGATTCTTTGTTGTCGGCGTGAGTTTTTTCAATTTGCCGAGAAAATTCAAGCACAGACCCTGTAAAGCATCCACAAACAATTCGCACACCAATATTGTTATCAACAAACGCCGTTGTAAAACGACCAGAAGATTTTGCAGGGCCGATAAGCAACAGATTTTTGTGACTGGCCACCCAAGCATTACCGGACACCCGAGCATTGTCGGACACCCGAGCATCGCCGGACACACAAGCATTACCGGACACACAAGCATTACCGGACACCCGAGCATCGCCGGACACCCAAGCATCGTCGGACACCCAAGCATTGTCGGACTGCGAAAGGTTTTCTTCCTTTTCAATGTATCCACCCAAATCTCCGGGAGATACTAGTGCGCCAATAGCAACAAGGGCTTTTACGCGATATAAGGTTATTCCTGAAAATTGCTTTGTGTCTGTTTCAACCAATTCGTATTTCATGTGTTTTTTTCACCAATATGATCAGCCTCGAAAGCGATGTCAATGCGTTTGTCATTCGCAAATTTCAAAATTGAGCGATCTGGAAAGACGACTCCAATAGCTGCAAGAGTTTCTTGCAGTTGTCCAAGTTTCTCTGTAAATCGTTCCTTTGTTGTTCCTCTCATGTCAAACTTCAAAGTCAGATTGATCGTGGTGTTACCAGAATTGTTTATTGCAGCCCCGCCACCGGCGCAATGAAATGTTCTCATTTTTTCTTCTTCTTGTGTGTGTTTTCTCATGACGACCACCATGAGACAAGCAAAACGGCCATGCCGACACCAATGGAAAAGGCCGTGGCGTAGCCTGCCAAGCGCTCAGAAAGTGGCTCTGCGCGGCCATAGCCCTGCACCCATGTGCAGTCGGCGTAGTTACGGGGTGTTGTGTTGTTCTTCATGTCGTTCTCCTGAAAGGTGGGGCCAGTGGCCCCGGTTTATTAAGAAAAGTTTTTGTCAACAATTTCCCAGCACTTATCTCCAGCGCATGATGCCATTTGAATACATGCTTTTGCTTTTTCGTAGCTATCGCCAAAATTATTCATTCTGAATTTGACGCGCTCCGTCAGTTCTTTTGCAAATTTCTCAATCATCTCGGCGTTTGTCATAATGGTCAGCTCCTTGCTTGTTTGGTTGTTACGATGGGTCAAGTATAACACCAGTTCCCACAATCTCACACAATTCATTCGATAGGGACAAACCCTTAGATCGAAGTGATCTTCACATCATGCGGTTTGCGCTTTCCAGCCAGCAGTTCATGCAGGCGTTTCTCGGTCAGGCGGTGGCAGCGAATCATGGTGCGTGCGGGCAACACATCCAACAGCTCGGCGTAGTCCTCCAGCACAGAACGCACAGCCAGGATGCCAGCACCGTCCAGCCGGATCGCGCCCCCGGCCAGGTTGCGGCGGCCAGCCATGGCCAGCGCGGTGATCGCATCCATCAGCAAACCAGAGCTGTCCTCGCACAATTGCATGGTCTCAATCAGGGTTTCCATCAGGTTGACCGCATCCGACACCACACTCCAATCGTCCGTGGTGGGGCTTGGCGCTTTTTCCATGGCGGCCAGCCCCTCGTACATCCTGGTGAGCTGGTGTCGGCGGTATTCCGGCGGCAGCGGCTCGGTCGGGCTGGCCATCATCTCGTCAAGAATCGTGTAGTGCTTCGGCCTTTGGGCCGGGCGCTTCTTCCCGGCCTTCTTCACACGAACCCCCGCAGATCTGGCGCTTTCCAGCCTTCCGGCTTGCCGATCTTTCCGCCTTCGAGAATCACAGGCTTGCCATCGACCAGCTTGGCGTCGTTAGAGTCCAGCACAGCGCAATCGGCCCCAGGCTTTTCCATCCCGGCCAGGTAGGCCACGCCATTGCCCGTGACCTCGATGTCGCACAGGGCGTCCAGAGAATTAACTCGTAGGTGTATCGGGATGTAGACAGACTGCTCACGGCGCTTCAATTTTCCAGCGTACCAATCAAGATCTATCCGCGTGCGCTCCAGCAGCTTTCCGTAGCCCTCAGAGTCGCTTCGCAGCGCCCCCAAGAACTCGCAGAATTCCTCAAGGTGGCAGCCGATCTGCACAGACAGATCCTCAGCGCCAGGCTCTTTGCCGCAGGCCTTTAACCAGGCCTCGGTGCGTTCGTAGTTCGTCATGCTTTCACCTTTTCTTGGCGTTCCAGTTCCAACTTGATGCAGTGCAGGATCTGCGCGGCCAGCGTACGGGTGTTCTCCTCCGCCATCTTTCGCAGCTCGATCTCCACATCAGCAGGCAGCCGCAACGTCATGTAGCGGTCTTTGATCTTGTCGGTCGGCATCAGTCAGTCCCCCCAGCGTTAGAGATCACTTCCTCGAACATATCCATCGTCGCACCAGCTCCAGCCAGCTCAATGGCCGTGCCACCAGTCAGCAGGCTCACCAGATCATCCTGGCCAGCCACCTCGATGTCGAAACGGGTCTGGGCGGCGTACTTGATGGCTTGGGCCTGGTTGCTTGCGCGAATCAGGCGATGCTTGTTGGTCTCAATGTCGGTGACGACATAAATGCGAGTGCTCATAAATTGTCCTTGTGTTGGTTGAAAAAGGCCTGAAGTTTGCCCTTGGCATCATCAGCACCTTTTCCCACTATACAACAGAATCTCACACTTTCAAGATAGGCAATCCAGTCTTTCTGTTCGGCACTCAGGCTGCCACCCTTGGTGCGCTTCATTTCCACCCAAAGCCCCCAAGCAGGGATGAATAGATCAGGAACGCCAGAGGACACACCTTCGGCCTTCAAGCGGCCAGCGGTGGCCGGACTGCGATGGCCTCCATTGGGGATCGCAAAAATGCGCACGCCTGGCCAAGTCTGGCGAAACCAGCGCACCAGCTCGCGCTGCTCCTCATGCTCGGTTGGTATGCGGTCGGTAGTCAAAAAGGCACCTCGCATTCCCACTTAGGACAGGCATCCACCTCGGCAGCAAACTCAGCTGGCGGTGTCATGAAGAACTCGGTGCACAGGCCATCGTTGCCGTACATCTCGCAGGTGTGGCAGCACTTCGGTGGGCCAGCTTTGACCCACTCGCGCCACTGGATCAGAAATTCAGGTTCTTGGGGTCTGGTCATTGCTTTGCCTCTAAAACTTCAGTTGCACCGCCTGTGTTGTTGTCAAACATCGACGCGATCTCCACAGCCTCTTTTGCGCTTTTTCCAAGATGCATTGCAGTCAAAGCGAAATCTCTCCCAGAACCACATGCGTGATAAATCCTGCTGCATGGAACTATCAACCCGCCCATATGTTTATAAACACCACCAAATCGTGGGGCAATCAAAATTGAAGGGTCATTTTTTTCCTTGTCGTACATCGGGTATCCAAACTTCAGCACATCATCAAAATGCATGTGCTCAACTTCTTTCCACCATTGGAGAATTTGAGATCGTTCACCTGCGCCTCCTGCGACAAAGTCTTTCCCCTTCATCAATTTTGAGACGTAATCTTTGAGGCCCCAGTTATCTACTGCAAGCATGTCTGCTGCAAGAGTTTTCCCGTCAAATGCAATAGTTGTCATTTGCTTTCACCTCCAAATTCACCAAGACATTTTTTGCAGACAATCAGTCCGCGCATGGCTCTGCGGTATCCGCAATGTTCACACATCATCTCTTTCTCCTTTGTTCATGCTTCCACCAAAAATAAGACATCACCCTTGCATCCAACTCCCACGCAGGCACATCGGTCAGCACCTTTTGATGCGTGCGAAAACGCCTGAGCGCCTTCTCAAGTATCTGCCGCACACGCTCTTGCGTGCGCCCCATCTCAACGCCTGCCTCGCGCAGCGTGCAGTTGTCCAGCACGCACAATGCAATGGCCTGTTTCTCGGCCTCAGTCAACGGTGTGACCTCGACCAGCCTTCTGGCAAAGTCCTGCGCCAGCACAAGCTCGGGGTCGGTGGCGGTCGGCCAGTAGGTGTCCACAGCCTCGCAAGGCTCCGGCTCCACGTCCCGGCTGTACCAGATCGCCTTGACCTCGGCAGGCAGCTTGGCCACGCCTAGCTTGCCGTAGTGCTGGCCCCTGCTCACGCCCAGCTCCTTTTCATCACTCTAAAAAATTTCCCGTCCTTCCGATACTCAATCAGCTTCGGCGGCGTGGCGTTGTTGAGGTTTTGCACCATCTCGATCATGGTCTGCACATTCAGGCCACCGTCCACAATGCTGGCGCTTGAGGCCATGCTTAACAACTGGCTCATGGCCCTCTGACCCGCATAGCCTTCATGCAAGATCGGAAGGTATTCGGTGATCGGCGGGTCACTCAAGCCCCCGTAGTAGGTCACAGCCAGCATCTGCTTGCCAGAGGCCTTGCTGGTGTGCTCTCGCCACGCCCAGCTGCTCACCTCCAGCTCCTTGCCCTCCAGCCCCATGATGTCGTCATTTCGCAGCACCATCGCTTTCTTCACAGGCTCGGGGAAGGCCGCACCGCAGGCCGGGCAGGTCATCGCTGAGATATGCACCAGCTCCCCGCACGCATCGCACACCTTTACCGGCGCTTCTCCCTCACCATCGCTGCTCGACTTCTTCGGCGGCTGCACATTGGTGATCGGGCCATGGGTCTCCACCACACCAGCAAAGTCCAGCACAAGGCAGTGATCGGTGTGGCTCTTGACCCTCATACCACGGCCAGCCATCTGCACATAAAGGCTGGCGCTCATCGTGGGGCGCATCATCACCACCACATCAATGTCGGGATAGTCAAAGCCAGTCGTCAGCACGTTGGCATTGGTCAAAGCACGCAGGCGGCCAGCCTTGAAGTCGGTCAGGATTCGCTCGCGTTCCTTCTTCGGGGTTTCACCAGTCACACACTCAGCACTCACCCCCTGCTGGCGCAGGACTTCGGCAACGTGTTGTGCATGAGCAACACCAGCACAAAAGAACAGCCAGGCTTTGCGCTCCCCGGCCAAGGCCATCACCTCATGCACGACCGCATGGTTTTGGTCATCGGTATCCACGGCGGCTTGCAGTTCAGACTCAATGAACTCGCCCCCGCGCTTCTTGACTCCGGTTGTGTCCAGCTTGGCCTTGGTGACTTTCGAGCGAAGCGTAGACAGGTAGCCTTTGAAGATCAACTCCTCGATGCTTACCGGCGTCAGCAGGTCATCAAACATGGCAGGCTTGTCAGTTATCAGGCCATGCCCCAAGCGGTACGGCGTGGCCGTCAGACCAATCACGCGCAGGCTCGGGTTGATCGCTTTTAGCTCGGCCAGCAGCTTTCGATATCCGCCTTCGTCTTTGTGGTTGACCAGGTGGCACTCGTCAATGATCACCAGGTCGATGTGCCCCAGCTCTCGCGCCTTGCTTCGCACCGACTGGATGCCAGCAAAAGTGATTGGCTCGCCCAACTCACGCCGACCAATGCTGGCGCTGTAAATGCCCATCGGAGCGCCGGGCCAGTGCTGGCGCATCTTCTCAGCGTTCTGCTCGATCAGCTCCTTGACATGCGTCAGCATCAGCACACGAGTTTCGGGCCAGTTCTGCAAGGCGTCCTTGCACAGCGCGGCCACAATGTGCGACTTGCCAGAGCCTGTCGGCAGCACCAGGCAGGGGTTGCCCTTGCCTCCGGCCTTAAACCATGCGTAAAGCTGGTCGATGGTGCGTTGTTGGTAGTCACGGAGCATTGGTTGCCTCCCACTTAAATTTTGCTTGACCAACAACCTCTTGCCATTCACGACCTGGTCTTGTTTGCCATCCAGCAGCATTGTTGGCGGGCAATTCAGCTATTACTTTCCAACCAGCACCTTTAAGGCTAGACCCTGATTCGCTTTGCAAAGTGTAGGTAATGCAACGATTCCAGCCCAACGCTTTTGCGGCATTCCAGCAACGGGCGTAAAGAAAAGAGCAAGCACCTTTTGGCGCGTCATCTAATACACAGCAGCGCACCACTTCAACTGTCTGTCCGTCATCCATATGGCGGCTTACAGGTCTGCCGACAATCGCAACTCCTACACAAGCCAATCCGTTAGACACACCAACGGCAAATAACCCCCCCGCAGGAGGCTTGTTATGACGGTGAAAATTCCGGACAAACTCAGCCGCTTCTTTTAATTTCATAGGTATTGCGACAAGTTTCATTTATTAAAACTCCTAAACGCTGGTTGTGCTGCAGGGTTTTGATTACAAGCATGGCGGTTGGCCTCTTGCAATGATTGCCAAACCCAATTACAAGTAAGGCAGACCCAATAAGGTTTTTTACTTGGGCAAGTATTTACTTGTTTAATCATCCCACCACCCTTCCACCAAACTGCTTGCGCATGTCGTGCAGCTGCGTCCAACCCTTGTCCGCGCAGGCAGCAGCGTTGGCCAGCAGCTCACGCGAACTGAACACGCCCTCGATCTCAGGATCGCCATTGGCCACAGTCGTGCCATTGATCTCATAGACCGCGGTGTAATCGTCCGGCCCATCTTTGCGCTGCCACGGAACCAGATCAGGGTGCAGGACATGGCCCTCGCAGCCGGTACGCTGGGCATCCACCGGGATCACAGAATCCCACTTCGCACAGTGCCAGGTCGAGTCCGACAACGGGGTGGCCATCGCGCAGGTGCGGCAGTTCACATGCTCGGTGGTCTTGGTGTAGGCACAGAACTGCGACGCATCGCAGAATTTGCACTGATACCAGGTCGCAGGGTCAGCACTGATCGGCTCGGGCATCCGGTCACTCAGGGCAATGCGCTGGCCACGCGCAATGGCAGGCAGCGCCACATCCTTGTCGAACTTCACACGCTCGGTGTGAATCCGGTCATCATCCTTGCAAACGGCCAGGTACAGCGCACGGTCCAGGCCAGTCCCGGCCATGTAGACCTGCATCTGCACAAAGTGCTCGGGCTTTGACTTTTCTACGCCATCCTTCACCAGAGCGTCAAAAGACTTCTTGCTGTGTGTCTTGAACTCGGCCACGTGCTTGGTCTTCGGGGCATCAGGCACGCCAGAGTCGATGATGGCATCCAGAGATCCAGACACATGGCTACCAAAGTCAACACGGTGCTGGCTTGAGACATTGCGCACATCCATGCCAATCGAACGCAGGTCGCTGATGATGTTGGTTTCCTCTTGGTGGCCACGGCGGAACAATCGCAGGATGCGGCCAGGGAACGAGGGCTGCACCGCCCAGCGAAACGACAACCACAGCCAACGGT